AAAAACTACACTTTAAATCATCTCATTGAAAGGGTAAAAATTTACAATGAAGAGAATTTTAATTATGAGATAGTCCCAGTAAAAATGAGGAGTACATGAAAGAAACTTTTGCAGTAATCAAACTAATATCAGGAGAAGAGATCTTTTCTCAAGTAGAAGAATTTTACGATGAAGATACTAGATCTATTTTATTGATCGAACCATGCACAATGAAAGAGATTGCTTCTAGAAGAAGTGGTCAATCGTTCTTCAAAGTTGATTCGTGGATCAAACTTTCTGATGATTCAATTTATTGTCTGGATATGAAAAATGTCATACATTACTCCAGATGCACAGATAAAGAAATTATTTCAACCTACAAGAAATGGGTAAGAACTATAAATAATGAAACTGAAGAAGTGACGGCTACAAGGGTTGGTGTATCTACATCAATGGGATACATCTCTTCAGTTGATAAGACTAGAGAATCTCTAGAAAAGCTTTATAAATTAGATAGCTAATTACAATAGTTCCCTTGAACCCTAGCAGAGTTATTGTACAGGGATCCTGTGTGCTTGTCAAGCCTCAGGATTTTTGATATAATTGATTTATATTATAAAAAGGGTCAATGATCAATGGTTACTGTAATGGCGAAAAGAAAAAGATCTGAACATTATGTAAACAACAAAGAGTTTTTGACAGCCATCGTTGAATACAAGGTTGCTGTTCGTCTTGCTGCTGAAAGAGGACAACCAAAGCCAAGAATCACCAACTACCTTGGAGAGTGTTTCCTTAAGATTGCAACGCACCTTTCTTACAAGCCAAACTTCGTCAACTACATGTTCAAAGATGACATGATTTGTGACGGAATTGAAAACTGTGTTCAGTACATCAATAACTTCGATCCAGAAAAGTCTAGCAACCCCTTTGCATACTTTACTCAAATCATTCACTACGCCTTCCTGAGACGCATTCAGAAGGAGAAGAAACAGTTAGAGATCAAGACAAAGATTATCGAAAGAAGTGGATATAGTGAAGTCTTCTCAGATGATGGTATGATGGCCGGTACTGAGAGTGATTACAACACTATCAAGGACAACATCAATTACAGATACAATCAATGAGTGAACATCCAGAAATTGCCGAGTACGAGTGGATCGATGATGCATTCGCAGTTGTGCAGACCAGGTTCATGTGGAAGAGTATCCGTAAAGATACTGGTAACGACTTTTTGTTTGGTATGACCAAAGAAATTGTTACAGACATGAGTCGGTGGCATCTTAAGTGTGAACAGGAAGGAACTCTGGAAGAGTACACTAGAGTTGTTGGTGATGCTTTTGTTGGAGGAAAACTATAAGATGTTCCCAGTGACAGTCATCGACAACTTTTTTCCTGACCCAGATAAAGTTGTCGAGATGGCTTCCAACCTAAAGTTTTACAAGACTGATGAGGGTCAATGGCCTGGTGAGAGAACTCAAGAACTCCTTAAATTAAATCAAGATTTTTTTCTTTCTACTGCACTAAAAATTCTTGGAACATTTTACGAATCTTCAGTGGAAACTATTGATATGTCTATGACATTTCAAAAAATTAAACCTTTTGAGGAGAGTAAAAACCGAGGATGGATTCATCGAGACAATGGTATGCAACTCGGTGGATTGATTTACTTAAATAAAAATCCCGAACCTGATACTGGAACAACCATCTATGAAGAGACTAGAGGATATTCTTTAGTTGATATGGTAGTTAACGAGACAAAGAAAAAACACTATCTTGGTCATCAAGTATCGGATGAAGAGTATGAATCCTCATACAACAAAATGAGATCTCAGTTTACTGAGACTATCAAAGTTGAGAACCGATACAACAGGTTGCTTTTATTTGATGGTATGACGTATCATGGTGCCAATACCTTTGGTAAAGATACCGAAAGACTGACCCTAGTATTTTTCCTTAAATCACTTTTAGCTCCTATTCAACCGCTCTGTAGATAATGAAAGTTGCAATCATTACGGATCAACATTTTGGAGCTCGTAAGGGTTCTAAGTTGTTTCATGAATATTTTCTTCAGTTCTACAATGAGGTGTTCTTTCCAACCTTAGAGAAAGAAGGCATCAAAACCGTAGTAGATATGGGTGATACCTTTGACAACCGAAGAGGTATCGATTTCTGGGCTCTAGATTGGGCCAAAGAAAATTACTACAATCGTCTTCGTGACATGGGTGTGACAGTTCATACTGTCATTGGAAACCACACTGCATACTATAAAAATACGAATGAGATCAATGCCATTGGTCTTCTTCTTCGTGAGTATGATAATGTAATCTGTTATGATTCTGTCAAAGAAATCAAACTCGGTAATCTTAAAACGTTACTAATTCCATGGATCAACCAGGAGAATGCAGATGAGACTTATGCAACTATTGAAAAGACAAGTTGCGACTGCGCGATGGGGCACCTTGAGCTCAGAGGATTCGCGGCTAATCGATATGTCGTCATGGAGCATGGTGATGAAAGCACACGCTATCAGAAGTTCAAGCGGGTATTTTCGGGTCATTACCATACAAGATCTACTCAAGGAAACGTAAGTTATCTTGGTAATCCTTATGAGTTGTATTGGAGTGACGTTGACGACGATAGAGGTTTTCATATCTTTGACACTGAAACTCTAGAGGCCGAACCAGTCAACAATCCTTTCAAGATGTTCTACAACATCTACTATGAGGATACTCCACATCAACTTTTCAAGACTGCGGATTTTAAAAACAAGATTGTAAAAGTAATCGTTCGTAAAAAGTCAGACGCACTGGAGTTTGAGAAGTTCATTGACAAACTCTACAAAGCAAACGTCCATGAACTCAAAGTTGTAGAAAACTTTGACTTTGCAGGAATCTATGATTCTGAGGATATTGAGAGTGATGAATCTGAGGATACTGTTAGTATATTAAATAGATACATCGATGAGTCTGAAGTTGATTTGGACAAATCAGTTCTTAAGGAATTACTTAGGACAGTGTACATGGAGGCTTGCGAGGTACAGTGAGATGTGGATCCTTACGATCAGGGGAGAGGAATCGGAGGGTGCTTATGCCATGGAAAATGAAGATGGCAATAAGACCCTGTTTCTTTTTGAAGATGAGGATGACGCCGTTCGTTACTCTGAAATGAATGCTATGTCTGATAAAAAAATGCCTAAGTTAGTTCCTGTAGAAGTTGAAGAAGAAGTTGCCATAAAGGCGTGTGAGATGTATGATTACCCATATGCGGTGATCAGTTCATCTGATTTGGTAATCCCCCCTGACTATGATAAGATTTAAGAGTATTCGTTGGAAGAACTTTCTGTCTACGGGAAATCAGTGGACTGAACTGAATTTTGAAAAGAATGATACGACTCTGATTATTGGTACTAATGGTGCTGGTAAGTCTACCGTTTTAGATGCACTTACCTTTTCTCTCTTCAACAAACCATTTCGTAAAATCAATAAACCACAACTTGTAAATTCTACAAATGAAAAAGATTGTAGAGTTGAGATTCATTTTGAAGTTGGAACTAGAGAGTTCAAAGTAGTTCGTGGTATCAAACCATCTATCTTTGAGATCTGGGCCGATGGTAAGATGATGAATCAAGATGCTGCAGCCGCAGATCAACAGAAGTATCTTGAGAACAATATCCTCAAATTAAACTATAAATCCTTTACTCAGATTGTAATTCTGGGTTCTGCTGGATTTACTCCGTTCATGCAACTCTCCGCACAGAATCGTAGAGAAGTTATTGAAGATCTTCTGGATATTCGGATCTTCTCTTCCATGAATAGTATTATCAAAGATAAGATTCGTCAGAATCGTGAGGATGTAAAACTTCTTTCCTTGAAGAAAGATAATCTTTCTGACAAAGTTGATATGCAGAAAGGTTTTATTGATCACTTGGAAAGTGAGGCAAATCAAGAAATCATCAAAAAGACTCTTAAAATTGATGAACTTAAACTCAACATTACTCAAATTGAAGATCACACAAAAACTTTGACCAGGGTTGAGAATGGTCAGAGATCCAAGATGGAAGAACTTAGTTTCGATAAGACTAAGATCAAAAAACTTGGTGGTCTTCGTGGAAAAATCACTCAGAAGGTATCAACTCTGACCAAAGAACTAGAATTCTTTGAAGGTAATACGGTTTGCCCTACTTGCACCCAATCTATTGAAGATGAGTTTCGCTTAAATAAAATTGCTGATGCTCAATCTAAAGAAACGGAACTGACTCAAGGTCTCAATGATCTTGAAACGGCCATTAAACAAGAGGAGGAACGAGAGTCTCAGTGGATTGCTCTATCGAAAGAGGTAAGTCAACTCTCACATGACATTTCTCAAAACAATACAAGAATTTCTGGGTTTCAACAACAGATCGGAGATCTTGGAAATGAAATTCAAACTATTACCAGTCAGTTACAAAACAGAAATTCTGAACATGAGAAGTTAACTAGTCTCCAAGAACAACTGAATACTGTTTACGATGAACTAGTTAAGAAAAAGGAGGACAACCAATACAAAGATTTTGTTTATAGTCTTTTGAGAGATGGTGGAGTTAAGTCGAAGATCATCAAAAAGTATCTGCCTCTGATTAACAAGCAGGTAAACAAATATCTTCAGATGATGGACTTCTATATTAACTTCACTCTTGATGAAGAGTTCAACGAGAAAGTCCAATCTCCTATTCATGAGGACTTTTCTTATGCTTCATTCTCAGAGGGTGAGAAGATGCGAATCGACCTTGCCCTTCTTTTTACTTGGAGAGAAGTTGCTGCTTTCAAGAACTCTACAAATACAAACCTCTTGATTATGGATGAAGTCTTTGACTCATCACTTGATGGTTTCGGTACTTATGAATTCTTGAAAATCATTCGTTATGTAATCAAAGGTGCGAATACTTTTATCATCTCTCACAAAGATGGTCTTCAAGATAAGTTTGATAATGTCATTCAGTTTGAGAAAGTAAAAGGATTCAGTCGGATGGTATCATGAAGAATTATGATGGCCCACTATATGCACCTTGGAGTAAGGTAGTTGAAGGTAGAGGATTCGATCCAGTGGAAAAAAGAAAAAAAGAAAAGACTTCATACCTAGTACCTGTGTTAATGTTTGTGGGAGTAATCGCAGCGACTCTTAGTGTTATTGTTGCTGGTTACTTTCATGGTGGTATGTCAATTGTTAAAGTGTACACCTCTCTACATAACTAATATGAAACGTTCCTATACTATTGAAAAGAAAGACTCCAAACACGCCCAGGTATGGGAGTGGGAAGAGACACCTGAACTCACTGCATTCATCAAAAAAAATGCAAATGCCAAACTGGCAGCATCACTCCAAGAAGGAGCAGAAACGCCACCTAAAACCACAAAAACTGAGACAAGCGCGTAAACGTAGAGCCCAGTTGAAGAACCGTCTCCTTGGACCTCTGGCGACCCGCCAGGGGTCTTATACTATGTGCATACACAGAGACATCTAATGGCAATCCAAAACATCAAAGGTACTCTTGCACGTCTTCTGGCCACTGAGAATCTGATCGTAGAACATAAGAAGTGTGAAACTGCTCAATTCAACGTTGATACCCGTGTCTTGACGTTGCCTATCTGGGAAAACTTCTCCAACACCATCTATGATCTCCTGGTTGGTCATGAGGTTGGCCATGCACTGTTCACTCCGAATGAAGACTTCACCAAGATCAAGGCTCCTAAGTCTTATCTGAACGTGACCGAAGATGCTCGGATTGAAAAACTGATGAAACGCAAGTTCCCTGGGTTGAACAAAACCTTCTTCAAGGGATACAATGAGTTGGCAGATAGAGACTTCTTTGGTATTGAAGACACCGATATCTCTACCATGACTCTGATTGACCGTATCAATCTGTACTTCAAAGGTAATCTTGACATTCAGTTCTCTGACGAAGAGAATCCATTTGT